TCAGCTCGCGGCTTTCACGATAAACGTAACGACGCCGAAAATATCGAGCGAGTCCTCACTGCTGACGACGATCGGCGCATACGCGCTATTCATCGGATTGAGCTGCACCGAAGGGCGTAGCTGCAGGCGCTTGACAGTAAACTCGCCGTCGACAGCGGCAATCACGATATCGCCGTGATTAGCGGTTTTGGAGCTATCCACCACCAGCAGATCGCCGTCGTTAATGCCGCCCTCGATCATCGAGTCACCGGCAGCTTTCACAAAATAAGTGGCGCTGGGGTGCTGAACGAGGAGTTCATTCAGGTCGATACGTTGTTCGATGTAATCGGCCGCCGGGCTTGGGAAGCCGCATTGAACGAGATCGCTATAGAGCGGGAGCGCGACGACCGCACACGGGAAATCGGTTGGTTTGATGAATTGCATACGACATACTCATTTATACTGGTTATGCATACAGTATTATTTATGGTTGTCATAGATCAAGGAGGATTTCGGGCGTAGGAGCCAAGAGGCTGACCAGGCAGGAAATAAAGTTTACGGGGGATTTTCCGGGGTGCTGAAGCCCCGGAATTTATTGTGCGTTCAGGATTCTGGCACCGGCGGCCATTCAGGTTTTGCCAGGTCCACACGCATCAGCAGCACCCGACTGGCCTACACCTCCGGCGAGTCAGGCCAGTTAATATCCGGTGCGCTGGAAGTATCGACCGCCTCCAGCGCATCGAGATAATCCAGCCACAAAATATATTGCGCTTTCTCTTCGTCTTTCAGGCGCCCCAGAGCCGCTTTACCTGGCCACTGCCTGTCATTCATGTAGTCGTTGGCCGCATCAATCCTTGCTTTTTTTTCCGCATTTGCTGCGGTGACGGCAGCCGCATGTTCAGCATCGGTATCCGTTACCCACTTCTTGCCATTCCATTTATCGTATGGTGTGGCCGGTGCCTGCGTTGTGGTGTTACCAGGTAAATTACCTGGCTGCGTTACAGCCATTTCCGCGCCTGTTTCGGTGCTGTATACCATCTCACCCCGGTGGTCATCCACTAATTCCCAGCCTGAGCCGTCTGTGGTACGTAGGACGGCCAGGCTATTCTTTTGCGCCGGTGGCTTATCAATCGCAGAGTGCGCCGGGATACCGACACCAACCGCCAGAAACTCGTCAGAACTGCCGGTATATTCGCGCGTGGTGGCGTCGTAGTTGTAAACGGTGACCGTTCCGGCTTCAGTGGCAATATTATTTTTATCCAGCATTATGCGGCCCTTACGATATAGTTAAATGCGATGTTACGAGGACGGGTTTCTGTTGCTGTGTTAGCAACGCGTGATGCGTCAAGCGTTATAACGTCAGAATTTGATGATGTGTCACTTCTTGGTACATCAACGAGAGACGATCCCGTTCCAATGCTTAAACTAAGAGCGCCCGATGCATAGCCGATAACACTGCTTGAAGTGCCCGCCGTAGTACGAGCATACATACTCCCGGTTATGTTCTGCATCGCAAAACCCTGAGCACTTAATAGCGCACGCCCGCTATCAACCCCGCGCCCGTCATCCCACCCACGAATAAACTCACCACGCAGGTCAGGTAATCGGAGTGCTGGATAGGCCAGTGCTAATTTCGGGTATTGCGCTGCAGTAAATGCCGCTCCGTTGCATTTCAGCCAGCCGCTGGGCGGTGTTGCAAGCGGCCACGGAACGGGAACACCAACGGGCAATGCGCTGCCATCTCCCAAACCAAGGTATTGGAGAATGGCGGGCACATCTGCCAGGCCAATCAAATCTCGGCCTACCGCCGTCAACGCAGTAAGTGCCAGAGCATTAGCACCAGTGAAATACGGCAGGCGGTTAGCCGCACCAACAAGGCCAGAGAATGCCGTGAGTTTGTCGTTTTTGGGCTGGAAATCCTCACCAAACGCATCGGCCATTTTCGCAATAAACCCGGACACGTCGCCGTCGTCGAGCACGTCCTCACCGCTTTTATCTGCAGTGTACTGCGCCAGCGCGGCAGCGATAAAACTGGCCTGCCGAAGCGCCTTGTTAATCTGCGCGCTACTGGCCTTACCAGCCTGAAACCCGGACGCCAGAGCAGGCAGACCTGCATATTCATCCTGTGGAGTAACGTTCGCCCCTGGCCCGGTTGCAAACGGTTTAAAATCGTTAGCCATTAAAGTGGTTCTCCCCATGCGCCTTCATCAAATCCGGCGATATATTCATTGTCCATATCGAAACCGAAAAACCGGTTCCCCTCAGATGGTGTTTCTACAGAAGGTATTTCTATGCTGCCCGCCCATACCCCGGCGGCCTTAACTGTCAGATAGCCCTGCCGGATAGCAGCAATCAGTTCGAGCGACACCAGTGAAATGTCGATCTCCGGGAACGCCCACAGAGAAATCGTCATGTCCTGGTTGTCGACGATCTGCATACGGATGCCGGAACCGGCCAGAGCCGTGTCGAGAATCTCCGGCAGCGTGTCGTTGGTGCCGTCCCAGTGGTTGATTGCGATCTTTGCCTTGAGCACAACCCGGTACGTTTCATCGCTCAGCGCCGTAAAGCCGCTGTCCGGGTCATATGGCCCCTGCCACACACCCTGATCCCAGCCGAGGTCGTCTGTATCGAATGAAAAGTAGATGCCGCTGATCGGCACGCTGACATAGCGGCTGCGGCCAATCCAGATGCCAAGAATGTCGAGCTGCTCGCCGACGGCATGATCAATGTCAAAGGCTGTAACCATCTCCCGCATAGCGGTAGAAACGTCAGTCAGCGGCCTGGTGCTCAGATCGACGTGCTGGCTAAAGAGTGGCTTTCCGGCGTGATAGTTGGTGATTAGCCCGGTGTATTTGCTCATGGCGCCACCGTGATTTTGATGTTCCCCACGGTGCAGGATGCGGCCTGGTCATAGGCGATCACGATATTTGCTGCGGCCAGCGCGTCGGCTGCTTTACCGATCTGCAGATCGGTGATGTCGTAGAACCGGGCGTTACCACCGCTGACAACACCGAGGTTTGCCGGTGAATAAATGCGGCTCAGCAGCACGTTGTCGCCGATTTTTAACGAGTTGATATAGTCGGCCACCGCCTGTTTTATCTGCTCGCCGATCTGCGTCGTGTAGCCCGTGAAAACCTGCAGTGTGATTTCGGCGAATACAGACACATCCTCAGGTCGTGAAAAGCTAATGGTATGCGGGTTGCCGTATTTATCCGGGACGGAAACAGATGTTTTGCCGTATGTGGATACGCCCTGCCCCTTCTTGCCTCGCAGGGTCTGCGCGATAACTGTCGCATCGCCGCCGTCTACGATGGCGGAAATTGAGTGCTGCGGCAGCCCGTTGCTGTCGGTTGTTCCTGTATCATTCTCATACAACTTATGACGCGTCACTCCTGCTATGTTAGCGAGAGCGCCGTCGACAGCATCGAACGGGGTCAGTGCTGGCAGCGCGACACTCTGTGCCTGCCGGATGCGCAGCGCACTATCTAATTCGGCAGCGGAGCCTACTGTGGCCGCTGTCGGGTTTGTTACCGATGTCCAGCCGCGCGTAGGGGTGTTAATGCCTGTGATGGAGTCGGTCAGCGCCGCGACCGCGCCGGTAGACGCACAGGTTGCAGTGACAACAGCGGCGCCATCCACACCAATGGTCACAACGGCTGGTAGATTCCAGATGACGCTATTGTCGTCCCGTACAGAGCCGTTTGTGATGGTCGTCCCGGCGGTACCGGTCAGCAGCAGGTCAACAGTCGAATTCGTCGCGCCTTTGCGCCGGATGCCGTTAATTTTGACGTTGCGCGTGAGAGCGTCAGTTTCTGCTGTGCCGGGCGAAAACGAGTTATAGACGGCGATGGCCGTGTTGTTGGCATCGTGGACTGCCAGCGCCACCAGCGCCACCATCTGGCCGTCTTTGCCGTCTGGCTCAAGGTAAGCATCGGTGCCGTAGATCTGCCGAAAATAGCCGGTTATAGTGGCGAGGATAGTCTGATAATCGGGCGCACTAATCCCCTCAGCGGTTATCGTTGCCGATAAGCCGAGCGTGTCCAAATTGAGGGCCATTAAGCCTCCGAGGTTACTGTCGTTGTTCCGTAGATGGTTTCGACCGTCGCGGTGAACGTCACGCGCCGGGTGGTTGAGTTAACAGAGGTGTCGAACGCCGTTATGCTCCTGACCCCCGGCGTTTCGAGGATGCGCTGGCGAATAGCCATGTTGTAGGTTTCCGGCCGCTGGCGGCCCAGTACAGATTGCATCCACGGTGTACCCGTAGTGGTATCGAGGAACCATTGACCGTACCAGAGCATAAACCGGGTTTTAATGGCCTGGGCCACTGCCTCTGGTGAGTTAATCAGCCAGGTATCATCGCCGCGGCCAAACGTGTAATCGCCGTCGGCATCTTCGCGTCGGTATCGCATCAGTTCGGCCCCCCTGTATTACCGCCGCCGGTCTGTACTCCGCCGTGCGTATGCGTCATCAGGCTCTTACCACCAGCTTTCACATCGTTAGTCACCGTGACAGGGCCGAGCATCGTAGCGGTACCGCCTGTATCGCCCATACCCTGCGAAAGATTGCCGTTTATCGTGACATTGCCGTTGAGCACGATTTCAGGGGATGTTATTTCGGTACCGCCCTGTGCGCTGGCGGTCAGCTTGCCGGGCGTCTTAACGGTAATCGCATGACCGGCGGCCACCTCTACGAACGCGGCACCGTCGTCGGTACGCAGCTGCGCGCCCGACATGCTGATGCCGCTTATTTTCTTCGCCTGCGACTGGGGGCCAATTATTGCGAAAGCGTCTGCCAGGTGATGCGTGCGCTGGCTAACCGGCTCCTGTTCGCCGCCGCTCTGCCACCAGAAATCAATGCAGCGGTCCGCGAAAATGAGCAGGCATTCGTCACCGGCCTTAACCGGGAAAGTCAGCGTGCAGCCGCCGCCGCGGGGAAATATCACAGGGACATCCACCAGCACCGAGATAGATACCGATTTTTGTGCGCCTGCAGCGTCTTTTTCATAGCCTTTAATCGCTGGCTGTACTGTGCAGGTAACCGTGTCCGGATCAAATGAAAGGATGGTTCCCGGCAGCGCAACGCGAATCTTCTCACTGACGCCATCCATGATGGCCTGCATAAACTGCTGTTCGCCGCCAATTTGCGACTGTAACGGTGCTGGCATGGGTAAACTCCGGATTAAAAAAACCTGCCGAAGCAGGTTACTGATCAAATGTCAGGGTTCAGTTTGGTTTTGAAGTAGGTATATTCTTCAAAAACTTAAAAGGAAATTTTATGGAAAACCATCCAGACCCTCGGGTTGCTTTAATCGACTTTATTCACTCCATACCAAAAAGCCTTCGAATTGACGAATGCCTGTTCATTATCCTTTACTTCACGAGGCATGAGGTTCCAGAGGAGATTGAAGAGTTTGAGCCTATAGTTCAGGAATACCTGTCGGCTCCGCACTATAACGGGCTTGGCGCGGTTATAGGGATAAAAGCATTATTAGACAGAAGGATGAAGTCGGTACTTAGCAAATTAGATATTGCAGAGCAAAATCTAAAAGGAATCATGGAAGAAAACCCGAATTTTAATCAGTATCCTCTACTAAGCATGCCTCTAAGGAAGAAACAATACGCTCAGGTGGTTGACCGGTGGAACGCTCTCTCAAAAGATGCGCTATCTGACGATAATATTGCTTATTTTGAACATATTGCTCATAGCTTACAGCCGGTGACAAGATAGCAAAAAAGGCAAAATCTTCCTCACTCATAAATTCATCCTCAAGCCCACTTAAGTGGGCTTAGTTAGTCTTCACACAGTCATACGAACCATACACGCGCGGCGCGTCCATGTTGGCCTGTACCAGTTGCACATTGAGAATAGCTTTGCCGTTCTTTTTCACGTAGTCCATTCCGTACCAGCGGCCAGGGGCATCAGTAGGGACCATCCACTGCATTTTTACGTTATCGTAATCGTCCTTCGACTTCAGGAACGTGAATTTTTGGCTCTCCGGCTTTACCCCGTTGATTCGCGCCCATCCATCATTTTTTTCGCTAGTGCCAAGATAGAAAGGTCCACACTGAGAGTCGGCAATAGCCGCGGACGAAAAAACGAAAATAAACAGAGCCAGAGCCTTCATCGTTAGAAAGTCCTATTGAGTGATGTGTTGGTTTGCATATCCCTCGCGCCGCGTGCGAAGCACATCAGATCCATATACCAAGACTGGCCGCGCGTGTCGCCAGTATAGTCGATTGCCTTGACTATATAAACGCCATCTGTGGCGATACTGGCGGCCTGGGATTTGCTGGGTGTCATATCGCTTTCGATATTCCCGTTAAACTCAGTAGTACCAAGCCGCGCTGGAGTTTGGGCTATATCAGAATCGCCCAGGGCAACGCGATAAATCGATGCCTGGTCTATCTGGATCAGTCCATTTATTTTGATGTTCGGGTTAATTAAACAGCGGACGTTTACGCCCCCGCCCATCGTCTGCTGCGGCATACCTATCAGGCCGGTATCGGCGTTCAGTACGATCGCCTCCTGGGTATATTTATTCTCCGGGACCAGATTTAGCTGCCCGTCGACCATCTGCCAGGTGCCGTTACACATTCCCGCGATATGGTCCATCACGTCGCGGGATGAATTATAGAGCGGCAGGCCTCGAGGGAATACCGTCGTCGGCAGGTCGCCAATAATGCCCGGCGTCACACCGTAGGGGTTAAAGCTCTGCATCGTTGTGTCGAGCAGGTCTTTCACGGTGTAACCGGCGGCCAGGGTCTTCTTCACGCTGGCGAACAGGAACGCGTTGTAATCGCTGGCCGCCTGTACCAGCACCCAGGAATCGGTGATATTGTCCTTCCCGTTGATGGTAAAGCGAATATCGCCGGAAAAAATCAGACCGTAATTCGTGCCGTTTATCTGGCCGATATCCTCTTCCGCGATCGGGCGAACTCTCCCCACCTCGCTGGCGGGCACAACGGGCATCGCACCGTCATAACCCGCGATAAGGCGTATTTTGCTGAATTCCTCGCCCATAATACGGGCCTGAGTCTCCGGTGCCACGTTGTAAATTTTGACGTTGGCCACACGGGGAAACCGGGTATCGGCCCACTGAATATTGAACGAAACTTTGAAATCAGACAGGCTGATCCCGGTGCCATTCTCATCGACTATCTGCAGCTCAAAATGTCGGATCCAGTTCTGAGACATATTTACTCCGTTATGATGTACAGGTGACTGAAAAGCCCCAGGTCAGTTTTTGTCGGTGCGTCACGCCCTTTCGCAGCACCCACCCGTAGCGAGAAACCCAGATTAAGGTAATCGTAGGCATCCAGTAGATCCACACCTGTGACAAGCGGCAGGGCTAGCGCAATGGGTGTCTGGTCGTTATTCAGCAGGTCCAGGCACCAGAACGTTTCCCGCCATACCAGGCGAATTCGGTACGTTGAGCCGGCGATCGCAATCACGAACTGCTGGTTATCAGCAGAGAGAGGGATTTCGCTAATATTCATTGCAGTCCTGCCACCCCGGCGAGTTGTGAAAGCATGGATTCGTTTTGCGGAACCGGCGCTTTAACACCAGCGCTCTGCGTGCCGGACGTGCTGACGCCCTGCTTCATATCCGCTTTATCCGCAACGTTTACCGTATGTGTTTCGGTGAGAATCAGCTCACGCAGCGTGATTACCGCCGATAACACGTTCTCCGTTGTTTTGTCCGTTGTGACCTCGATAGCGCGGATCAACATATTGCTGTATTTCTTCTTCCCGGTGATCACATCCAGCAACTCGCGGTTACGCTGCATGCCCAGGAGTTCTTCGTATATCTCAGAGGGTGACTTGCCGAGTGAGAGGCCGATTGAACTGGTATCGAATAAATCCAGCAGGGATCCGCCACCAGCAAAGCCCACCTCCATCACCACCTCACTCGGCCGCCGGTAAGCGTGATCGGCAACAAAGCCCGCGCCGGATGACGTGGGCTTTTCTACCGGGTGCTCGGTGATTTCCAGCGCATCACTATGCCGTTCCGAGACTACAACGTTCGGGATCTGAATCCCTATACGGCGGCTTTGCTGCTGAAATATGGTCGATAAAATATCCATTAGCGCGGCCCCGTATTGAGTTGCTGAATGCCGTTAGAGACAACACCGACCTGTTTTGTCGCGACAAGATTTGCGGCTTCCCGCGGGTCGCTGACGCCGTGGATATTAACCTCTGTCTGCAGGCTGACCTGCGCGCCGCCGATCACCGAATTCCCCGCATTTCGCACCATCTCATCGCTGTACGGGTTGCGCCCGTTCTCCTTCTGGATAATCCCGCGCATCATTGTCGCCATAGTGTTCGGATCGCGAAGGTTAATCTGAGCATCCGGCGAGACACCGAGCTGCTGGGACAGGTGCGTGATATAGGCCAGGGTGTCGTTTTCAACCTTCCCGTTCTTTTTGGGGGGTGCCCAGGTGCTGACGATATCGGACACCGTGCGCAGCTCTTTGCCGGTGGTTTTGCCGTCAAAGTAGCGCAGCAGCTGGCGGGACATAGCCTGCAGTCCTTCGTATGCCGTGCTGAATTTCGCGAATCGGCCGGAACCGGCTTCCGGAACCGCACCCGCCTGTCCACGAAACTCCAGATTGCCGGGGTTGTTGTTGCGAATGCCACGCTCCGCACCGGGATAAACCTCGCCGGGGTGCGTTTTCTGCCACTCCAGTGCGGCGGCGAGATCGTCGTCGCTGACGTTCGCACCGACACCACCCAGACTAGCCATTTCTTCCGCCGTGGTCGGCGTGTTGTTGCCAGGGATAAACAGCAGCAACCAGGGATTTTTCAGCGCAATGTTAGCAACGGCTTTCGCCAGATTACCGATCCCGCCCAGCACCCCGCCGATAGCACTGCCGACGCCGCCGAATGCGGAGGCGATTTTCCCGATTCCACCGAGCAACCCGGCAAGTTTTGCACCGGCCATCAGGCCGAAGATAATCTCCAGGGTGTTTTTCCAGCCGCCAAGACCATCTTTCAGCTCAATGAATTTGTCGCGGAGCCAGATGATCGCCTTTTTGGCTTCCTCTATCGCTGGCTCCCACTTCGCCCAGTCAATCAGGCTTTTACCGCCTTCCTTCCAGGTGCGGTAATCGTCGTACAGCAGCCCCAGCGCGGCGACCAGCGCCAGCACCCAGGTGATGGGGGATTTCCACATTTCGGCGTTCAGCAGCCGCCAGACCACCAGCACGCCGCCCAGGGTTTTGATCAGCATCTTGCTGTCGTTGTCCAGCGACTGCCACCAGTCGGAGATATCCCCGGCCGCCTGCAGCATCCTGAACACCACCCGCCCGACGGCATCCGCCAGCCAGAGAATCCCCTTAATGGCTGCCGTGATACCCTGCTCTATTTTCGGGAAGTTATCGAGGATCTGCTTTCTCAGCCGGTCGATAGAACCGGCCAGCCCGTCGGTAAGGCCGGTGCCGATTTTGTCCCGCGCCATGCCCGCCATCATGCCAAACTCGCGCATGGAGGTCATAAAGCGGTGAGAGGACTGGGCCGCCGTATCAGCATTGAAGCCGATCGCTTTAGCCGTCGCCGTATACTGCGCGCTGAACTCACCCAGGCCCCGGCGCATCGCCAGGAGGGTGTTTTCATCGATGCCCAGCATCCGGGCGTACTGATTCGCCCGGTAATACGGCATGCTACTGAGCTTCTGGCCGACGCCGGTAAAGATCGACTCCATGCTGCGCATCTGGCCGCTGGCCCCGCGGGTCTGAACGCCCAGGCGCTGCAGGAATCCTTCAGCCCCCGGCGAAGAACGCATAAAGCGGGCCAGGCTCTCCAGTGAACCGCGTGCGGCTTCGGCGCTGCTGCCGGTTTGTGACGCCGCGTAGCCGATCGCCTGAATGCCCGTCACTGTCGCGCCGGTGCGCTGCGATGCCCAGTAAAGGTTATCGAGGCTGCTGGCTATTTTGGTGGTAAACGCCACCACCGATAAGGCCGCAGCCTCAACGGCCACACCCATTTTAATGGCCTTCGTCGTCACACCCACCAGCGTGGCGTCAAACTTCCGCATCCCCGCGTCATCGACGCTGAACCCGAGAGAGACCAGGAAGGACTTAATTGTTTCAGCGTTCATCGTTGTCCTCTCTCCATCGTTCAATCCGGGCCTGGTTATCTGCTTTCATGTCGAGCCAGTCATTCAGGCGCGCAATGTCCGCCAGGTCAACAGACCCGTCTTTCAGCGCAGGATAAGGGAGCAGCCCGGCGTCCACCGGGCGCATAAGGAAGTCTTCGCCGCCCGGCAAAGTGTTAAGCGTCAGCTCGATTACTGGCCCGCCGTCTCGCTGGTAGGGAGTGCGGGCAAAAAATTTCCAATATTGTCGACCACCACGCGACCCGCAATAGTCAGCATCGTGAACAGATCGATGTCGTCGAACATCAGGGAATCCTGGGTAAATACCGGCGCCCAGTTGCCCGCGGCTGTTTTGCGGGTTACCACGGAAAGGCACGGGAACAGGATCGCGTTAACGTTCTCTTCCGGCATATCCGCGATGGAGTCGGCAATTTTCGGCAGGATAGTTTCCAGCGCCTTAAATTTATCCCCACCCTCGCCACCAGCCTCTTTCAGCATCTGAATGTCAGAGACGATGGTGGCGATCAGCGGCAGCAATTTGCGGCTGACTTTGAGCTGGGCGAAAACATCGAGTTTTACGGCGCGGTATTCCGCGCCATTGAGCTGAAAATCCATAAATTAAAACTCCCCGAGAATCTGGTCGATTTTGCCGCAGTCAAATACCCACGCCATCGTATTACCGGTTTTGGCGTTAGCATTGTCCGGCTGTTTCTGGAACGCGCAGCTGCGCGCGGTAATCATGTCGCCGCTGACACGGTTACGGATCACAATGATGTTGTTCCCCCACAACGCAGAAGACTGGCTCTGTGCGTTATACGCCAGATTCAGCTTTTTGTTGGTCGGGGAGGTTTTCAGCAACGTCACCGTGATGGTGCCTGATTTATCGGCGTGCAGGCTGTGCATCACCTCCCCATCAGCCCCCGTAGTCATGGTGTTTTTAGCACCGGGCATCGCAACGCTGATCCCCTCATCAGAGGTGGCGGAGCCATAACCCAGTTCGATATTCCCGGTCGGCCCCGTCAGCGTGGCAGAGACATCAATAAAACCGTATGTAGACATTATTTCCCCTTAGCGCACCACGGTGATTGCGACAGAGCCGTAATGCACGGCGCCGGCCAGTTTTCCCGCGACCTGAATCGGGACACCCTTACGCGCCTCCCGGTCGGTCTGGAGTTGTTCATCCACGCTTTCGGCAAAGAGGTAATACCCCTTCGTCAGCGCATCACCATTCGCCAGCTGGCCCACCGGGCCGCCTGTCCAGATGCCTGGCGCGAACAGACCGTTATTCACCGCTTTATCCAGTACCGCTTCAATGTTCGCGATACGGGTTGTGGTACCGGAATCCGTCTGCGGGATTTTGGTCGTACTGGTGTACAGCGTGTTGAAGTCGGCGGTCTGCACCGCATTCTGCAGCCAGTCGAGGCCGTGGCGCTCGTCGAAGAAATCGCCGTTCGACATCACGCCCTGTTCCAGAATTGCCGTGTCGTTTTCGTAATACACGTAAACGTTGCAGTTTTTCGCCTCCAGGTTGTTGGCCTGGCTGGTGCTCAGCGTTTCATAGGTCACACCTGGCTGCTGCTTAAATTTCAGGGTGATAGTGGTGTTGCTGGCGGTATAATCGACGGTAAAGCCACGTGCGAACGCTGACAGCGCGGCGTAGCGGCTGCTGGTCGAATACTGAATGAAGGTGCGACCGTATCCGGCGGCTTTCAGCTTCGACGACAGATCCGTCGTGGTGGCAGCCACCAGCGTTTCGGGTTCTGCTGTAGTTAAACCGAAAATGCGGGAGGTCGTCGCCGCCTGAATCGCTGCGGCCACGCTGATAATATCGGCGTCAGTCGGGTAATCATCCTCCGGCACGGCCAGGTGCAGACCATACCAGCTGTTGTAATCCATCAACGCATTAACCGCCTGCAGCAGCGTTTCCACTTCCCCGTTCTCGCCGGTTCCCAGCGTTTTCACCCAGCGGCCAACGTAGATTTGCGTCGGCTGCGGCTGCTGGGAGAACCAGATCACCGCTGCGGCGTACTCCTGGCTGTCCACGCCAAAATCATCGCCGATATCGTCGGCGCTCGAATAAAGCCGTATGCGCTCAGAAACAGGGATAACGGTTGAGCCGCCCAGCAGCAGCATGGATCCGAAGTTACGACCCTGCGCTGCGCGAGCGGAAAGCGTCACCGTCACATTCGTGACGCGACTTAATGGCAAACCTTTCGCCATGATTTAATCTCCGGTGGTGATAGTGACGTTTCCGTCGACGAGGGATTGAATGTTGTAGGTGCGAATGTTTTTACGCGACAGCGTGACGGTCAGGTCATAACGGCGCACCCACTGGTTATTGATTAGCTCGGGCAGGTTATAGATTGTCCCGGCATCCACCAGCGACAACCCGGCGCGATTCAGTTCAGCATTGTTCTGCTCGACGAAGATCCCGGCGCGAAATGTGGACGCGACACTGGAACCGCGAGGCCCATAGAAGCAGCAAATAACCGTGACCTGCTCCCATGTCCATTGCTCTGATGTTTCGTCCGTTACCTGAACGTCAGACTGGCTGAGTGGTTGCGGCATCGTAGTAACGCCGAATCCACACCAGGTATTTCCGTTCTTTGGGATCTTTTGCTGAGGGTCGGTCCAGCGCGGATAAACCTGGGCTGCAGACAGCCCGGAAACACCACGAATCCACCGGCTGATTTCTCTTTCCAGCGCTTCGTCATAATCCGGACTGTCTCCGACAGGCGTCAGATACCCGCGTCTGGTGCTGTCGTTACTCAACGGGGATACCTCCGTCAAACTCCGTCAGTTCACAATGTGCCTGAACAAACCCTGTGCCGTAACTGGTATAGGGATCGACAAACGTCACGCGATACTCGCGCCCGTTGTAGGTCACCGTGTCGGCGTCCAGCGCATCACTGTTATCGGTGGCAGGTTGCCCCTGCGTCAGTCGGAACTGTGTGATGATGAGGAGCGCACCGCTAATGTTCTGCCCGGCGGCCATGCGCCGTGCTTCCAGAGAGCGGTCTACGGTCACCACCCCGGAGAACGGAATATCCTGCGGCGTGTTCACAGGGAAATTGTCATCGTCGACGGTCTGGATCTGACGGTGGCAGACCAGGGAGAAATCAACAAAATCCGGGTCCAGCAGCACGTCCGAAACATCGAGTAGTGGCATTATTTTTTCCTCACTACGTAGGTAATGGAACGCAGCAGGTAACCGTGCGCCCAAAGAGGTTTATCTCCAGGCAAACCTGCAGCGCGCCGTCTCTTAATCGTTTCTTTCGATAAAGGGATCAGCCGGTCACCGGTTGAAATGACCGCTTTAGCGCCATCAGAGGCGATAATCCCGGCCTTCTCCAGCTCCCTCTCTGCACCAGCGGCGTTACCCTCCAGCGCCAGCTCTGCGGCAGCCTTCAAATGGGCCGTTGTACGCTCGCTGGTATCCTCGATCCCCATATCCAGAAATGGGCGAGGCGGAAGGGTAACCACCACACCGTCTATTTCGACGGTGGCACCGGTAGACTGCAGGTAGCCGATCTCGGCGTTGTTCAACTGGCCGTCTTCCCTTGCCGCGTTCCCCTCCGGAATGCCCACCAGCACATCCATACCGGAGAGATGGCGGAGCGATTCCAGAATGGAGTCGGCATTGTCGGCGGTGATTTTGACGCCGCTTTTCATAAAATCTGACGACCGCCAGCGCCATACATCGACCACCACCAGAAGAACTCGCGCCCGTAGCCAGTGTTATTCCAGAATCCAGCGTCAGGATCGATAATCCCTGACACGTCATAGCTGGCGCTGACCTTATCGACTGACTTCGACGACAACACGCCACCACCGGCTGAATTCACGCCACCACCAGCAGCCACAGTCGCCAGGGCGCGACCGCGTAGCTCGGTATAGTGCGCAACGAAAAGCTCAGCCAGATAAACGAACTGGCTGCCCTGCACGTTCTGATCAAGCAATGTGTCAGCCTGCCCGAGGTAAAAATTAATGGCGGCATCCGGATAGCGTGCTGTGTTCGAAAATTCAGGAAAATCTGTGCGGAACTGGTCGAGGGTGGGAAGAAGGCTGTTTTTAGCCATTGGTCACCTATTTTTTATCAGATTTGCTTTTATCTGATGCCGCCTGCAGGTCGGCCAGCTGTGCGTTCAGCTCGTCAATCGTGGCATCTTTATCCGCCAGCGCCTGCGTACTGGTAGCCAGTTGCGCTTTTAGCTCGTCCAGCTCAGCATCTTTCGGTGCCAGCTGTGCGTTCAGCTCGTCAATCGTGGTCTGTAAGACCTTGACCTGCTTTTTCAGATCGCCGCTCTTCTGATTTTTTGCCAGCTCCGTTTCATCTACCGGTTTCGCGTGTGCGCTGAACGCCCAGTGCTCAACAACAGCATCATCGAAACTGTGAATGCCGGGTGTCAGTTCTGCCTGCGTACCATCAGGAAAGCGCAGTACAGCAGGTGTGGATACGAGATATTTCATAGAAACTCCGGTAAGGCGGGGAAACCCCGCCAGTTATCAGCTTGCAGGAACGTCAAGGTATGCGATGGTGTTGCCGTAAGGCGTTTCAACCTGACCCAGACGACCGTAGTAAGTGGTCAACTGGTAGAGTCCACGATGTTCCAGCGGGGTGTTCAGCATCGGCACCAGCGGGAAGCGGATGTACTTCTCTTCCTGCGTATAGGCGACACAACGATGCGCCCCCGCAGCACCACGACCAGAGGCCCACTTCATAGAGACAATTTCCAGCGGTTCGCCGTTTTCCTGGAACGCGATACAGTTGATCTTCACGTACTCCAGCACGGAAATGTTACCGGCGCTGGATACCTTTTTGCTGGACAGCATGCCGAACAGTTCCGGCGCCATGCCGACTTTGCGCGGGCACATCGCATAACCAGACGATAACCAGGCGGCTGTCAGTAACTGGTTAATGTCTTCCACAATGACATCAGGGTCGGTTGCTGCTGTCCAGGCTGCCGGTGCGGCCACGGGGATAACCTGCTGCAGGTTCAGCAGACCGGTAATGCCCAGATCGTTATCACCGATGTATACCTGTTCGTCGATATCCATGTTCCATTTCAACTGCATGGCGTCATACATCTGCGTATCAATCGGGCGGCCGAGCTGCTGCGCTGATGCCAGTTCCGGCAACGTCCATCCCAGTTCCATCCCCCACAGCGTCAGCGGCTGTACCGTTTTTTCGATGTAGAGGTTGGTTTTAGCGATGGCAGTAGAGTTTTTACCTATCCAGTTTTTGCCATTCGGGTTTACACCACCCGCGGCGGCCAGATCGGTGTTAGTGAAGGAAGACATTTCATCAGCGATAGAAACATCACTGCGGAGCGGCATGTCGCGGCTCCACTTATACGAAACCAGCGGCAGATTCAGCCTTTGATCAAGACGTTCCAGTTCCCCGACGAGGAATGCGCCTGCCGCATCAACAGTCTGTTTGTCGATAGTAAACATTGATTTTCCTTAGATGTTGTAAGCGATTTCGACGTGACCCAGACCTGCGCCAGCGGCACCGTCACCAGGCCCCATTACGCGGGCCACGGTCAGCTCCGGGGTATTTTCCGCCGTGGCGTCAGGTGTCAGCACCAGCGATCCGAGAGGGCTTGCGTCAGAGGCACCGGCTACGCGTACATAGACTGGTGCGCCTTTTGTCGCGGTCGCTGCCTGTCCAGTCGGAACAGTCACGCAGATATAGCCGCGCATGAGGATGTCGCCGGTTACACCTGAGGTGACCCCGAGTGCAGCGATATCCGGCTGTGACTGCGTCGGATACGGGCGAATAAAAATTCCCGCCACGTCATCGATGGTGTCCCCATCTTCCAGCGGTACAAACTTATTACCGCTCCACTTTCCGGCCAGACCGTATTTAGTGAACAAGCTGGTCGGGTCAAGGATTGCCGGTTCGGCGGTCAAATCCTGCGGGCGTGTTACAGCACCGGCAATGCCCAGCGGCATCCGGGTTAAATAAGCATTTCCTGCCATGGGATTACCTTTTAGTTGCGTTTCCAGAATTCGGCGTTGATTTTGTTAAGCTGCGCCGGGGTCATCGGGCCACGGTGGTGGTCACCGGTTTTAATGTTTACGGGTGGGGTGATGTGGTTTTTAGCCTTGCTGATTTCAACAGCGGCCTTAAACACAGCATCGACCGTCGCTTTTGGTGCGCTGGAGAAATCAGAAATGCCGAATGCTTTCAGACGATCCCCCGTCCGCACTGCATGGTTGAGCACCTGCCGTTTAAGGCCTTTGTCACTGGCAGGTTCGAAGCCAGGGCAGATAATTTCAGCGTCGGCGATGATATTGCGTTTGAATGCAGCATCGGCGGTTACCTTCTTATCTTCCTCCGCATCTTCATCACCGGTCGGCATATTATCCTCCGGATCGGAATCAGTGGTTTTCCCTTCCAGCTTATCAATGCGGGCGATCAGCGCCTGCGCCCAGGCGGGCACCTCTTCGTCGCCGGTCGGCTTTTCTTCATCGACCTTTTCGTCAGTAGTTGTGCGGTTTTCTGTTGGCAGCGCGGTAGCCTGTGACGGTACGTTGATGTTGATAGTTGGACCAGGGATGGATCCCATCGCATCAGAAGGTATATCTGCTGCCGCGGCCTCATCAGCAAGACGGGCCAGCGCATCGTCATCACGCGTACGAATGGCCGCTACCAGCTTCTGTAGTAACGTAGGTTTCATGTTTTTTCCTTTGGGTGATGGGACGGAATCCCCGATTGCACAGCGTCCACCAGCCCGCCCGCGGTCAATGCCGACGGCCAGATGATTGCCAGTGATTTGATATTGTTTGCCCTTGCCGGGTGCCAGTTGCTTGTACTGCGCGTCATAGCCGCAGCTGACATCAGTCAGGCCAGAGTTCACCGCGTCGATTGCCTCCTGCCGTTTAATCAGCACGTCAGCAATGAGCAGGTCCGATTTATCGGCAGTACCACGGTGCACGTTCTGAATATGTCCGTGGCCGAGTTCTGCATAATTGGTTGGGTTAACGAACACGATATTGCCGAGGCTATCTTCAGGATGCCCCAGCGTGACCGCGACGCCCTCAAAGCTCGCCATCGTCTCAGGGGAAAACACTTCATCCTCTGTCCGATACACCGTCACAGTGCCGCTGGCGTCGGGTTCAAGGTCGATCTCTTCCGGCAGGTAAACCTGCGTTCCGATACGTGCGATCGGCACGTCTTTGCACAACAGCGAGCCGTCAGCCTGGAGGAATCGCGTCTCCCCAAGGCGGGTAGTGAAAAAATATTTCATTCATCTACCGCCCTGGTTGATTTAATGAATTCACGCAGTAGATGCTTTATCTGACGTGCATTACCACGTCCGCCAACAAAACACCGGCCTTTGCTACCCACACGCTGATAGATGGCTGTAATGCCGTTGTAACTGCCGCTTATCTTTTCGACATCGCCAGTTTTCTGTTTCAGGAAATAAATGGATTTTTTCATGGGTAACCTGCTCGATTGCAGACAACAAAAAAGCCGCTCAGAGGCGACCTTGTAGGATGTGAAAAATGTTCAAAATCACGGACTATTTAACATAATCGTTCTTACCCGCACTGGCGAAATGGCACTCAGTTAAAAAAGCAGTCCAAAGCTTCGAAAGTGACGATTATCGAAGCAGAAAAAGCAGTTCTGACGACACAACATTTAGTTAACATTTGACGGGTATTCATGTTTGCGCCAAACGACATGCCAAAACCGCATTTTTCACTTTCTTGGCTCGGGAATATGAACTTCCGACCAGCACTTGCAGTTAGGGAGACATCCGGCGTGACCGGTCATTCCGTCCAGCGTCGGCGGGTTATCCCAGCGCACAAACCTATCCTTCATCCGGCGATGTGAATCGCGCGTTCCGGCCCCCTCAATACGCCACCAGTAGCCCTCTGAGCCGACCGCCAGCGCGCGGGCCTGCGTAAGCGCACCGGTAGCCCTGCCAATCTCAGTTCGCGCTATCATACGCGCCCTACCGGCGGCCACCTGCCCGGATTGCATAATCATTTCGTAGAGCTGGTCTGGTCGCTCTCCATTGATCATCGCCTGCATGGCACGTTGCTGGATTTCAGTTACTCGGCCTGCGGCCTCCAGCGGGAGGGATTTCATGTACTGCACCTGACGGGCAACGATATCCTGCGCAACCATACCCACAGGCGTGTTGCCGACGACATCACGCAGTCCGGCGGCTATCTCCGAAGAAACAGACCGCCACTGGTTCCACTCCTCCTGCTCGACCTGGGCAAACATCTTACTGCCAACCATCTTCGCCCAGGAGTCGATCACCTCGGAGTAATCCACCAGAGTGCTGGCTGCCGTCTCAGCGCTAGCCTGTGAACCATCGTAAGAGCCAGCCACGATTGCCCCGATTTGGTTGGCTATCGCCTGTAGGCTTTTCAGATACTGGCGCTCCGAATGTCGGCGGAGGTTCGGTTTCAGATTCAGCCTCCTCCCACTGAGACTTGGCATTCTGTATATCCTCGTCAGTAATACTGGCCCCGATGCCGATCACATCGGACAGGTTGCGCAGGTCATTTAGTGCGACATGCTGAGGCATGCCAATATCACGAACTGCCGTTGCCAGGGCTGTCGCGACGTTACTGGCCATGCTCGCCCGGTCGGTGTCCGACATTTCCCACAATTTATTAAACTCAAATGTGAAATCGTCCGGTAGCGTCTTCCCGAACAGTGAGCGCCACGTGATATCTAGCAACCAGCGAATATGCCGACGCAGTCGGCGTTCCTGTAGCGAGTTAACCCGGCTGTAATAGTTTTCCAGATCGCCGTCGCCGGTACTGAAACCTGATGGTGATTGCCCGAACAGGCGCACCAGCGGAATTCCTGTGGCGCCGGAAACCTGCTCAGCAAATCGCAGTATCACGTCCGCGATACCCGCAAACGAATAGCTGTGCGTTTCGAAATCATCCAGCTTGTCCATCAGGGTCATTCCCTCAATGGTCTGGAACTCGCGGATCATATCCATGTGTTTCATCAGGCCTGCTTTTGCAGGGTTGTCATCCGGCATAGCCAGAATGGAGCGTAATTTCTCGATTTTATAGGTGCGGAGATGTGCCTTATGAATTAGCTGAGTTGTGCCCGCCGTAGCGGTATCAAACGCCTCGACACGCTCGAAAACGCGCTCAACAACAGACATTCCCCAACCATTTTCCGTCTGTGCCTGTTGGAATGGCAGTGTGTCGCCCTCCATACGGATTAGCCTGCTGTGGTGGATCTTCCAGGGTGGAATGCCACTCTGATTAGTCACCACCTTGTAGAATTTGGGTTTCCCAAACTCCGGCCCGTATTCCGTCACCAGATCGCGATAGCTCGGGGTAACCATCCAACGATCCAGGCACATAACCCCTTTAAACTGACCCTCTTTGATGCGGTCGAGGTTCAGCGGCGTCGACATGTCCTGCCCTTCAATCAGCACCACCAGCAGCGCTCCGCCATAGAGGCGGGACCACTTCAGGGTGTCATTAAGACCATCCCACAGAGCAATGTCATCCCAGAATGTTTCCACCTTCCCCTTTTGCCCCGGCTCCAGTTTTGAGGTGATATTTATGCCCTTGCGGGTCATATCATCAGCCATTGCATCCACACCAGCACCAACCAGGAACGAGGAGCGGTAGGCGAACTCCAGCATTACCCGGTTTCGTGTAATGTAGCCGGGTACGTAGGTTCCACCGGTCTGGATGTTTCTGGACTGAGATCCGATTTTCGCTGTGAAATTGTTATACCCGTCCGCAGTCGCAACGGGCTGATTTGCGCCGTTCCGGCGTTTCTTTCGGGACATGTTAAGCTCCGGCCAGTCTGGCCCAGGTATCAAGGGAGGAATCCATCGGCGCGTAGTTAATCATCACGGAGTCAGCCAGGTTAGGCGACTTCGTGCCATCAGGTTGCTTGTCGACAAGAATTTTCCCAACGGTGTTTTTCGACCATGTGGGCTGTGATAATTCAATCAGCAGGCGGTCTATGTTTTCTATCTCGCTGCTTATCGAAATGATTTCGTCGGGGTGGTATTCCATACCATTAAGCGCCCGAAAGGTATTACGGAACAACTTCCGCAGATGCCACCAGCCCTGGGCTTTAGCGTTTGCGAAGAAATCCTTATTCAGGCGTGCCGCTTTTCCGTTATCTCCGGGAACGGCCTCGTCTTCAGGATCGAATACGCCGCCGCTACCACGAAAGGGCGTGGCTGTTATCGTGCGGTGCCCTTCAGCTTGTCTGTGCTCGTTGATTACGCGAGCATCGCCACGCGCACCGGCGCCCAGTCCGTCTTCATCAAAGCGGAATTCATCCAGGCCATAGTCTTCACAGTACCCAAACGATTTGACGACAGATGCGTAGATGTCGCTACCGATGCCAGACCATTCGTGAACGTTCTCCAGGAGGAAGCCGTAACGGGAAGAAAAGCCGTTTTTGTCTTTCCCTTCGTCTGCGATGTCCATTGCGCCGAGACGTTGTCCGCTGGGCTTAATGCCAAGTTTGATATGCGCGTCGACAGCGGCCTGCACCCATTCAGAAGGAATAAGAATACCTTCCGTTGAGGCGCTGTAGTTCAGGTCCAGTTCCTGCGCTACGATAATCGGATCGTCAATTTTCAGACATTCATTGCGGTACCACTCATCGTCTTTTCGTGGGTCACTGCGCCAGTGGAACGTAAACACAGGAATAACACCGCCATGTCGCTTACGGGCAAACGGGTTATTCATGCCATTGACGGATGACAAATCTATACGACAGCGAGTTGTCTGTGACAACGCAGCATCGATAAGTAATGGCCGTTTCAGGAACGCAGACTCATCCACGAAATAAAGCGTTGTACGGTCACCACGGCCGATGTTATCGCCTGCCTCACCCTTAATAACCGCGCCGGTTTCCGGGAATTCCACACGCATGTATGGGGCATGCTTTTTATCACTCCATGAACCGCGAAACTCTACCGGCAGCAGCTCTACAAATTTACGCGCTTTCCAGAACAGTGCTTTCGGGTCGCCGGTGCTGTCTACATATTCTTCTTTACGGGAACCGAAGCCGATCACCATTTCTTTGTTGAACAGGCAAAGTGAACAGGCCAGGCCGATCGACGTCCAGCTTAGCCCCATTTCGCGGCTTTTTTCTGTCAGACCATGCTCAAGACTGACGCGCCTGTCCATGATCCAGTTAATCCATTCCTCCTGGCGGGGGAACAATAAAAACGGAATGGTTACCGGCAGACCGTAATCGAGGTTACGCGGGTCAGTGGTCATGCCCCAGTCAATGATGAACTGTGCCGGATTGTCGCGGTAAAACAGCCTCAGCGCTGGCAGCACCTCAGGATTCTGGCGAATACGCTGCAGACGCTCCATACGCCATTCGAAGACCTGCGTGTAGTCAGGATTTTTGAAATCGAAGGGGAACGGGATCGGCACAGAAAAATTCCTCAAAAACGCCCCGATTTAACATAATGGTGCTTATGCGCACCGGCAAAAATGGACTCATTACGTTAAATGCGCGAAGCGTTTATTAGTGCGGCTTTAACCCATAAATCAGGGCAAAACGGAGTGAATAAAACATGCATAAACAAGGGGGTAAAATGCATAGCGTTTTTAAAGGGCCAAACGCCTGTTTTTGCATTTTTAGCCCATGAATTTTTTGTAGATATCTGCTGCCTCGTGAGGGGTCAGGTTTGCGGCGTCTGCTTTGGCCGCCTCGTCACTATTGGTGAACGCTTCGAATATTTTCGGTGCTCCCAGCTCCATAAGCAGAGTAGACGGAACCTTTATCCCTTCAGCCTCAAGCAGCTGCGCCGCCTGCAGTGCAGAGTATTTCCCGGCCACCTTGTGTTTCATCACGTCACGAAGCACATCACGAAGCCGTTGCTCTTCCCCGTAAACGCTTTTACCCAGCCCGAGGGCTTTGGTAAATACAGCAACATCGTTGTGTGTCGGCAGAACATCTTCGATAGTGGTTTTAAGGCCATCGGAAGATTTAGTAACAACCTTTCGCTTGCGAACGTCCAGGCTTTTACCTGCAACGCTGTTGATCTTCTCCATCAAAACTTCGCGGGCCTCAGTGAAGGCACGATTAAAGTCGGCATGTTCCTTGCGCCAGTTGCGGATAGTCGCTTCGTCAATTTCCAGGCGCTGGGCAACCATCCGGTTTGAAATCTTATTACGGGCTAAAGCCATGTCAAGAACGATACCGACGTAGGCCTTCTTAAAGCTATTTTTACGGGCCATACGCTTACCTGATATCGGCTGCTGTTTATATTTTGTTCAAAATCATTTTTCCGCGTTTTGCGTGCGGAATAATTCTGAGAAAAAAACCACTCCGAGGCCGCTGGCTGTCTGTGTTTGAGTGCGGAATTAAAAAGTCTAAAAAATGCGGAGTTATCCATTTTCCTGGAAAACTGCGATTTAATGCCCTGAGTCCGCGCAGAATGGGGAGATAGTGGATCGCTATACCATTTCCATTTTGTGGATAACTTAGTCCAGATCCATATCCACAGACTCATTAAAAAGGTGTCCGTAAACGTCGATGGTGATCCTGATGCTTGAATGACCAATCAGACGGGAAATCTTCATAATGTCCACCCCCTTTTCAGCCAGGCGAGAAACGGCAAAATGGCGAAGGTGGTGAAAACACCTGATGTCGAATGCCTGAAGTGTTTTATAGAGCACCCCCTGAGTCCCGTAACAGATGGATAGCGGTGCACCGGTGAACTGGTTTGCGATCAGCGGATGCTTAGTACCGAAGCGGGATTCATCCAGCAACTCATAAAGCTCGCGGGGCATTCTTACCCTGCGTTCTACGCCTCGCTTCAGTCCATCGTAAATTACGCCGTCTACAACATGGCGGCGGATGTGGATCCAGTCCGCTGAAACATCTGAATAAGTCACGGCGAGCACTTCACCAATTCGCAAACCGCATATTCCGAGCCAGCAAGCGATCCGCTCGCGAAGTGGCGCTGTATCGAGCAACTGACGAACAGTCGCTTTGGATGGAATGGTGATAGGTTTGCGCTTCCGCTTCACGGCCTTTTTAACCGGATTAAAGTTGATAAGCTGCTTTTCGAGCAAAAGAAAGTATGCAGCGCGGACCCAGCGATGGCAGCCAGGGCGAACTGTATCAGCAATATCATGATGAGTAATATTTAAAATATTTTTTCTCAATATTTCACCATCTATTGCCAGAATGTCCTGACGGCATTTTTTGTAGCTGGAAAGCCGAATCTGATTTTTCTCAACTTTGTTAAACTGATGGCCGAGGAAAAATATTAACAGCTTCTGAAAATTCCAGGTGTTATCGATGCCACTCCAGTTAGCAGTTCGACAATCCAGTTCAATATTCTGTTTTTGCCAGAAAAGGTGTGCGGCATCATCAATATTCTTAAAGATACGACGACGCCCATACCCGGATTTTTCATCTTTCCAGTGAACATAATATTTTGATTGTCCAGGGGCATCAGCGGAATGTTTTATCGATGCCATACAGAACAATCCTCTTTTAAAAAACATTATCGAAGCCCCTCGTCGAAGAGCTTTTGTAATGCCCGCTTAGCTGCAACAAAAAAGCCACCGGCTATTAACCGATGGCTTGATTTGGTGTGGTGGCAGGTGCTGATCTCCTGCATTCAGTCCTTTCGGATTGCCTCAAGTTATGTCTGTGTTTATGCCTATCAGGAACCCCACAGCGGGCGCGAATCAGCCTTCGCATTCACCACATATTCACTTTACCTCAGGCACTGGGTATTTATGTAATCCTGCAGGTATTTCACTTTTTGCTGATCGGAAATGATGCCGGATCGGATACCGAGAACGTTTCTTCCAGAAGCATCAGAGAGTTCGACGGTGGCATCATGGCCCACGCCGGAGGTGCTGGCGGTTTCGGTTGTGGCTGGCACTGGACATCTGCCTTTGACGAGCACCCGACCACCAGCATCAAGCTTGCGCTGCAAAGCAGCATTTTCAGCGTTCGCATCAGCTAACTCCTTCGTGTATTTCTCATCAAGCGCGGCAACTTGACGCTGACGCACCTGCATATCGCCGATGGTGGCGTTCGCCAGCGTGAGCTGCTCTGTGACTTTGTCGCGTTGGTCTTTGTAGGTAATGGCGTTGTCGCGGTAGTGATTCACCAGCAGGGCCAGAATTCCGATCAGTGCCGCCACCAGCAACTGCAGCCAGTAGCGTTTAGCCAGTGCGCCGATCACGACAGGAACAGAGCTTTCTCTGCCTCGCGCCGACGGGTCAGTCCATTCAGCACCTTGCCACCGGCTTTATTCCAGCGCGGGAACTCGTCAGCAGCACCAGCGTAATCACCCGCATTCAACTTTTTCAGCAGCGTGGATGTTGACAGAGCGCGTGATCCAACGTTGTATGCAAACGACACCAGAGCATCGAACTGACCCTGAGTAAGCTTCACACGCACCAGCTTCGTTACGTCATTCTCATAACCGACCAGGCCCGTTTTGAGTAAGCGCTCTGCTGTAGCCTGGTCGATGGTCATGCCGTTGCGCAGTGGCTTACCGTCAACGGCGTGGGTCCAGCCAAAACCGATCGTGAGTACGCCGACAGAATCTTTGTACGCGGTGAGGCTGCAGCCTTCGAACTCTTTAATCAGGGAAATCCCTTTAGGGCTGATTTGCATCATTTACTCCTGACTTTTTGGCGGCCACTCTCTTCACCCATGAGCCGATGGTGTCAGTGCCGAGGTAACCAATAAATACACTGCCGATATAGGCCAGATCTGAACTCCAGCCAATGAAATTAAGTAAGTCTCGAATGAACCAGGCGATCATTGCACACATTAATGCGTCAATTAGTACCTTCCAGAATTTTCCGCCGTTATAGCGCCCCCGGAGGTACGCCATGAGGAACGCAAGCGTTGCGCCTATACCCTGCTCTTTGGACGCGAGTAGCGCGGCGATGAAATCTTGTTTGTATGTCATTTTCAT